TCAGGCAATGCAGAATATCGATAAAGTTACGTTGTTCTATAACACCTTCCGTGATATTGGACGTATGTGCTTTAACGAGTTTGCAGGTGATAACTGGGCAAAAGACCTTGAGTACTATCAAGACAATAAGGGTGCGGTCTAATGTCTAAGCACCTCGCATCAGAACATCTGTATAACCTGCCGTCAGGTTCTAGCGTACATCCTTGCAGGTTGATACAGAGAGATGGCTCACTTATGTGGAAGCACGCCTTGCTACAGCACAATCAGCTTGTCTGCTTACCGCAAACTAAAGCACACGAAGCACATATTGTGAAGACTGCCCAGCGAATTGAAGAGCTTAATAGCTGGGTTTCTCAAGGACTTGAACCATGGGAATGTCTTATGCCTTACCTTTGGTACGATCCACGCGAGCCTGAACTTAGCGAGGGAATATCTTTGTACTTTTACCACACACTTTACAGTAACGAGCGCGTCTATCAACAATTAAAAAAGCACCTCATGGATCACGAGGCGCTTGAGATTAGAGATTACTTCTTGTTCTTTAGACGTTGCTGATTACCACTCAGTTCCTTTGAATTCCTCTTCTAGCTTGTCTACCAAGCGGCTGAGGTACCACTGTGCTTTCTTTGCGTCCTCTGCAGGGTCATCTTTATACCAAAGACGCAGCAAATATTTCAGCACTTGCGCTTGCAGCATTCCTGTAGTAATGCTGTTAGCACCTTGAATAGCGTCTTCTATTACTTCGATAGCTTCTACCTTACCGTTCGTGTAATGACTAGGACTGTTAACCCTATCAGAGCGAATGGGTGCGTTGAATTGTAGAACGTCGCATTCAAACTTCTTGTCTGCGAGTTCGTCCTTACGCATTTGATCGAGTTCTTTTCTAAACTTTTCGTAGTCCATATGTAGTCGCATCTATCGGCTTCACTACTTAATATAGGAAAGAAAATATCAATATGTGAGATGCCAATTGTAGAAGGAGACCCGACTTACCTTGCAAATAAAGACAACTACTTTATGGATATTGCTAAGCAAGTCTGTAAAGGCTCAACTCATCCGTTAGCGCCAGGTGGTTGCGTTGTAGTACGCGACCGTGAAATCGTGGGTGATGGACGCAGCATACTCGCTCATTGCAAAGTTGAGATTGACTGTGTAACCTACGCTATAGCCACAGCTTCAAAGCGTGGTACACCGCTATCCGGTGCCGTTGTTTATACCACCCGTTACCCCTTCTCTGCTTCCGTCTTTCAGTTACACCTTATGGGTGTTCGAAAGATTTTTGTACTAGCTCACGAGTGGGAAGCTTATTACAAAGATGAGTTCCGACGAGCAGCAAGGCTAGCAAGAGAACTGTGTATATCTATTGAACCTATCCACGAAACCGAAGATGAACGTTTCACAACAAATACGCAAGCGCCAAGATATGACGACCGTGAAGAGCAGTTCCAAAACAAAGACCTCTACACGACAAACCCGGTTGAAACAGACAGTTTCGACATTGCAAAATATACAACAGCAGACGATGAAGCAAACTTTAATCTTTGACCTTGAGAGTACTGGCTTGTTACGTCAAGGCTCACGTATTCATTGTGTTGTTGCTCGTGATCTAAGTAATCCTGACGAGACGATTGTGTTTGACAACCGTGACGACCGTCCTATTGATGCAGGTATTGAGCAACTTCGCCGTGCTAATGTACTAATCGGTCACAATATAGCTGGCTACGATATTCCTCTGATACGTGAAACATACGACTTCGACTTCGACGGAGAGGTGGTTGATACTCTTGTGCTCTCTCGTCTGTTTTACCCCCATATTCTTGACCGTGATTATGAAAGGCGTCCTACAGGAATGCCACAAAAGCTGTACGGACGACATAGCCTAGAAGCCTGGGGCTATCGCCTCAAGTGCTTTAAGGGTGACTATGGCAAGCACGAAGCTGCTTGGGATGTTTATACACCCGAGATGCTGAACTACTGCGAGCAAGACACCCTTGTAACTCTCAAAGTATATGAACTAATGATGCGGAGAATGAACGATTACCAATGACAACTATGGCTGAGATTACTTACACAATTTGGATTGGTGGCGACCATCCTTGGGGACGTTGCTACTTAGCTGAACTTCAGACAACGCCTTTGACAGGTGAGCTTGCTGAACTTGACAACGACACACTTGCCGACAAAGTTATTGATTGGGATGACCCACTCAAGCAAGAGTTGGAAGATGGGTGCGTTGGCTGGGGTGCATACACTGACCAGATGCTAGGTGTAGTTATTACTGGTGACGAGGAGAATACTATTTGTCTGCTCGACATTGAAGAAATGATGGATGAGGAGAAAGTTAACTACACTCACCACTTACCCTCCAACCAAAAAGGTAAGCACCTTGTCGGCTGCTTGACCGAGAAAGGAGGATATGGTGGTGAACTTACTCTTCCGGCTGATGAACCCTTTGACCCGTCAAAATTAAAGGTCGATGTTGTGTCGGTTGCTGATGAGATGTTCATCGTCAATGGCGCAACATACGGTGACATTGACATCTATATGGAAGGTGATACAGACGGAAAGGGTTCTGATTACTATGTTTTCGAGAATGATTGTTTAGAACGGATTTACTAATGCCTAAGAAAAATGACCCCCTCACTGTTGAGGAAATGACAGCAGCATCGGAAATTTTCTTTCCGTTGTTTAATGAAGTTAATAACCGTATGCCAAAAGGTGCTTCAACTGAAGATGCACTCAAGGTTATGGAAAGCGTTGCCAAACTAGGGCACAAACTCAGAGCAGAGAAACTGCTCGAAGAAAAATCAGAGACATTTGGATTTAACAAGAAAGAGGTAGCCGATGATTGATTGCGTAGAACTTGAGATGACAATGGCTCAGATTATGGCCACACAAGAGGCATCTGGGTTCCGCTTTGATAAAGACGCTGCTGAGCGTGTTCGTGCCTCTCTCAACGAGGAAGTCGAACAAATACAAACAACCATCAAGCAGCGCTATCGCTGGGTTCCAGGCAAAGTCTTTACACCCAAGCGTACTGATAAAAAGAATGGGTATGTCTCTGGCGCACCTATGACAAAGCTGACAGAGTTCAATCCAACTTCACGTCAGCACATTGCTTGGGCTCTACAGAACCACCGTGGTGCTCGCTTTACCAAAGTTACTGACACAGGTAAACCTAAAGTTGATGAAGCCACGCTCTCTGAGATGCGTGACATTGCCCTACAGCAAGGCAACGAGCAGCTCCACGAAGAGTGCGAGATGTTCATCAAGCTGCTGACGTTACAGAAGCATCTAGGACAGCTCTCTGAGGGGTCTAACTCGTGGTTTAACACCATTGAGGAGGACAACTGCATCCATCACAGTTGCACACTGGCTACACAGACTGGGCGTAACGCACACCGTGGCCCCAACCTCGGGCAAGTTGTATCTGCACCGTGGGCACGTGAGCTGTTTGTTCCGCATCCTGGAATGGTGATGGTGGGTGCTGACTTAGAAGGCTTAGAGCTCAGGGCGTTAGGTCATTACCTATCACCTTTTGATGAAGGCGAATTTGCTGATGTCGTTATTAACGGCGACATACACCAGCAAAACGCTGACCGTGTTGAATGCAGCAGGCGAGACGTAAAGACCATTACGTACGCCTTCATCTATGGAGCTGGGGACCAAAAGCTAGGTCACAGTCTTCACCCAGAGCTTAGCGACGCACAGAAGAAAAAGCTTGGTGGGGAGCTACGTCGCAAATTCCTTGATGCAATCCCAGGTTTGGAGCCATTAATTGAAGCAGTTAAACAAAAAGTACGCTCTCGCGGTCGCCTTCGGGGCCTTGATGGCCGTCCTATTTTCTGCCGCGCAGAGCACGCAGCACTCAACTATTTACTCCAGTCAGCTGGGGCAATCCTCAGCAAGCGTTGGGTGGTAATTAGTCAAGAATTAATTAATAATTCAGGACTTACATACAATATTGACTATACACGTTGTGCATATGTACATGACGAACAACAATTCAGCGTGGTCCCTACAGAGGCAGATCGAGTTGCAGAACTCCTGGTGCGAGCAGCACCTGATGCCGGTAACTATTACTCATTCAGAGTACCAATTACTGCTGCAGCCTCAATCGGACGAACCTGGGCAGAAACACACTAAAGCAGATGTCTGATTACACCTTTAACTTTGAAGTAGATGGGCACGCCTTACATTATCTTTGTAGGGCTATGGACAAATATGTAGAGAAGTGGCCGGGTGGTCATCCAGACGAGCAGGCTGCACTGAAGAATATTCAGTTCAACCTTAAGAAAGCACTGCTAGATTATCAATTACTCAAACAAGAGTAAATGTTCGCCGTGAACCGGTAACATTAGCTACACTAAAGACATCGTTCATCCCTGAAAGATGGGACGCAAGTAGGTCAGAGACCGAAGGAACGGGAAATTTCACCTCATTATGGAGTTTCCAATGAATACACTCAATATCATCCGCAAGCAAATCGAGAAAGCAGAAGCTTCTCGCCGCGCTCAACTCACACACTGCGCATATCGTGGTCACAAGTGCGAAGTCCATCAACCTGTGTCTCCCGTACACGGCACTTTCACCTATCGCGGTCGTACTTACGTTAAGTGAGTTACAACTAAATAACTGTCTGACCTGCCTATCAGCAGGTCTTTTTTTATATTTTTTGGGTATATAATTAAATCTGCGGTAGGTATTAACCGCTATACATATCTAATTAGAACTATGAAATCTATTATTACTGCTGGTCTGCTGTTGGGTGCCGCCCACGGTATGGCAACCCCCGCTCTTGCCGGTCCTTTCGTAAACGTTGAAGCCAATTCCGGTTTCTCTGGCAGTGAGTACGTCGGCTCTGTGACTGATATCCACGTTGGTTATGACGGCGCTATCGGTGAAAGTGCTTCCTTCTACGTGCAGGGCGGTCCTGCTGTCGTCTCTCCTGACGGCGGCTCTACCACCACTGAACTGTCCGGTAAAGCTGGTTTGGGTGTTGATGTAACTGAAGCCCTCAATGTGTACGGCGAAGTCTCCTTCATCACTGTTGATGGCAGCGAAGACAGCTCCTACGGCACTAAAGTTGGCGTGAAGTACAGCTTCTGATATAACAACTAATAAAAAACCCTGCTAACGCAGGGTCTTTTTTTATGTTTATTTTTGTCAGATGTTTGGTATATCCATCTTCTCTGGTCTGAGAGACTTGCTCCGCGCCAGGTCTGCTGACTTCTCTTGAAGACGCAGCTGCTGTGCGCCGATACCATAAGCAAAGTCACCCGTGTGTGACTTACCTAAGCTCTTAGGAAGCGTTGTACGCTTCGGTCCATTTGCTTGGTAAGCAATGTAGCCACGACGTGCCTGCGCACGCTTTAGTGCGAGCTGACGTTTCCCCCCACTAAACTCCTGCTCGTCATCACGAAGATAACGACGGTCTACCGGTTGATTACGTAAGCCAGCCACTATTTCGTAAGAGCTACTTATTTATTATAAAGGGCGTTTCCACTCACTTTCTTTGCCTTCATAAGTGTCAACCCAAGGTGCGCCATCAGTTAGCAAATAATCAGGCATTGCACGCTGTAATTCAATTACCGCTGCTCGATGATGTGTTGATCCACTGTCAAAATTCTCAAAGAAATACAAGAGATCAATCATCGTATGCCTACAAAGTCATTGAGATTTTTTACTGCTACCGCTACAGGCTGAATAGTCTTGACGACTTTCTTGAATGTCTCTGCTTCTGCTTGTGCGGCGACAGCTTCTACTTTCTCAACTCTCTCAACAAGTACCTTGTATTCTTCTTGATGCTTCTTAGTTTTGTAGTCCGTAAATTTCAGACCAAGCAGCAATGCCAGTACTGGTCCAATGGCGTATTCCATATGTGATATCAGATCTGTCGGTAGTCTAGCTATTAATCCATAAACATGAGGTCGTCTTCGTCTAAGTCATCGTCTTCCCAACCTTTATCCATAATGTCAGTTGGCATCGTGTCATCATCCTGCATCTGCAGCAGTTCAATGAACGTTTCTTCTGAAATGATTTCAGGCAACCCAGCTTGCTGTTCGTCAATCTTGAAGAGAATACCGTTCTGCATCAGCATATGCTGAACACCATTTTTCTGCTCCATACGTGACTTCAATAATCGAAGAGCCACCTTCTCTAAAGCGGGGCGGCTCATCCGAGTTACTTCATATCGCGCACGGGTCAAGGCAAACCGTTGCTCTATGCTCAACTCTGTCATCTTCTAACTCCTCTTCAATAAAACGTTTGTTGGAAATCCATTCCTCGATAAGCTCTTTGGCAGTTTCGTTGTAAAACTCCTGCCTTTCGAACCACTCTAACCAATGCTCAGAAGCTTTGGAGTGATTACAACATTTACAGGCAGGGATAAGATTACTTCTTAGACTTGACCCCCCTTTTGATTTTGGTTTTAAATGATCGAGAGTTGTTGCTCGCTTGGAGCGACAATATGCACACAAGCCGCCCCAGCCGTATTTAATTGACTTTCGGAACTTGCGCTTAGCAGAGCCTTTAGAAAGGCAGTCCAGGGAGTAAAGAAGTTCTCCCCAGTCTTCAGCAATACCCATACGAGTTGTTGTCAGCAACTTGACTTAACTATAGCTGCTTAATGATTCTTTTCACAGATATTACTCTGCCTTTTCTGGTAGTAATGCTTCCCGCACAGTTTTAACTGCCAGGTCGTCTAACTTATTCTCAGTAAGAGAGGCAAGTTTCTCAAGAAGGTCAACAATTAACTGCTTAACGCTGTCAGACGTGACAAACTTTAGCAGGATAGGGCGCAGAATTAAGAGCATGATTAGTCACAAAAACTGCCTAAATTCTAACTACTTCTCGTCCTTCCTTTTTGCTGCTTGTACCCCGAATGTTGCTAGTGTTCCAGTAAAGACTGAAGCAATAAATGTGGGGTCAATTTTCTCTTGTGGCATCTTGGGAATTGTTACATAGTTCAGAGTTAGAATGGCACCAGACCACAGTAAAACTCCTACACGAACAAACGTGCAAAACAATGCGAATTCTTCTTCCTTGTCTTGTAAAAAGTTCTTTGGTTTTTTCTCTACTGTGTCAGTTTGATTAGTAGCAAGCTTAGCATTTTCCATAGTAATTTTAATGTTTCGCAAAGGTACAATAGAGTTGTAGGGTTACTAATACAAATGAAGAACCTTCTCTTATTATTACTGATTGCAGCCCCCGCTTCCGCTCAGTCTGTGACCCCTAATTTCACGACTGGCACAATGACGCAAACAGTCACTTCTACTCAGACTATTACTGAGACGAATGAAATCGAACGTTTCGGTGGCGAAGTTAAAACTTGGAATGGAGATAATGTAGAAGCTATTGATGCTTCTGGAGCTACCACTAATATTATCGATGCTGGCACCGAATTTCAAGTCGTTGATAGTACCCAGCCATGGCAATTGGATATCCAATCTCGCGCAGCAGGTTTAGTCGAGACAGAAAGCATCAACCGCACCATCACCGTCGATCAAACTACAAATACTTTATCGGTCTTCTCTCAATAATTCTCTGCTTGCCAGCGGCTGCAGTTCCTGTAGTCGAGGATGAGAATACCAGCGTGGCAGCTAACCCCCAAGCTGCCATCTCTGGTTCAGTTGCCAATCAGGCAGTACAGATCAATCAAGGTGCTTTAAGTACTCAGGGATTTGCTGGAGGTCATTACTGCAATGGCTCAGTCTTAAGCTTTACACCGTATTACTTACAAACTGAATCAGAAACTGGCACCAGTTCTCTTAATAGAAACTTTGGCGCCCAAGTCAGTGTCTCAATTCCGCTTGACGGTAGATCGGTTGAATTGTGTAAAGCATTGGCTCAACGTCGGTTGGAAAAAGAACGACTTGACTACGAACTTATTCGTATCAAGGAATGCATCAACATCTTTGAAAAGGGATTTATGCTTCATCCATCTAGCGACTTTTATCCAATCTGCGCCGACGTTCTACCAGTCGCTGCCTTGACCAGGTCAGAGGAAGCGGCTTCTTCCGAGCCTGCGCAATCTTCTTCACAATAGTCTTCATTACTGGCTTAGCGATTTTCATCACTTGTTCAAACAACCTTGTGGCAAGTAAGGTAGCCCCTACTGAAGCAACAGCTGCTGTGCCTGCTGTAGCTACTGCTGTGACAACAATCTCTTCACGAGGTAACGGAACTTCACCTAGCAGAGGTACTTCTACCCGACGTACCGTGCTTTCGATTTCTAAATCCTGAGCTGTCTTCGGCATCTCAGGAGTTTTTGCGGCGTCTAGAGGCGGCTGCTCTGGGGCTGACTGTGTTGATTTCGCAACTTCTTCTTTTTCTTTATTATTATTTGCAGGCTTAGTAGGTCTTACTTCTGTAGTTGTATTAGTTTTAGTATTTATTTTCTTTGTATCTAAGCCTTTGATGTCCTCTCTGTAAACAGGTACTGGTTCCCATTCTGGTGTCTTAAAACTAGGCAGTAGGACATCGATAGTGGGAAACTTGACGGCATTTGGTATTGGCGTTACCGGAGGTATTGGCTGCATAGCTACGCTAACTACCGTAGTTTTCCATATATCTATATTTTAATTCTCTCTACCTACTCTGTTTTTATTTTCCAGTTTATAGGAAGTAGTGTAGCTAGCGTAGTTTCTGTAGCTCGCGAAGCAGTGTTGGTAAATCTACCTTACCGTAACGTGCGGTTTCTGTACGTGGAGCGTGTCCGGTCAAGATATCCTGAATTCGCTCAGTTATGTTTGCTATCTCACAACGTGTATAGAAACTATGCCTCATTGTGTGGGCTGCGTCCCCGATCGGCAGCTGCATGTTTTTCTTGAATGTTTCACTCCAGCTGGCTCCCGGTCGTTTGGCCTTTGACTGTTTGAAGTAAGGAACCAAAGGATAACAAGCAGGGTGTATGGGTGTCTTTCTTATCGATTCGTCGTTCTTAAGCATCCTGTTTTCTTGATGAACGAAGTTGAAATACGGCACTGGAGCATTCATCACGATGTTCTTTGGGTCTAGTCCAGCGATTTCTCCAATCCTTGCCCCCGTGTACCATAGGAATACAAAGTACGGATCATTGTGGTACTGCTTGTAGTGCTCCCACGGATAGAACTCCGGCTTGCGTCTGATGTAGCGAAGGCCCTTATCGGCCTTCTGCCAGGGGTTTTCAC